CGAGCTCCACCGCCTCTTAACTTACTTTTAAAGTCATTTATATTTGGCATGGTTCTACGCTCCTATCACTTCTTCAAACGATACGCCTGTTCTAGTCGCAACGAATGTTAGAGTTATAAAGTTGATTGATCTAGCAGGTTTGACAAAAATGTCAGCTCTAAATTCATTTCTATCAATGACATCGCCAGTATTGTTTGTTTCGTCACAAACAACTAAGAAGTCTGTAATACCTCTTCGGCCTTGTACATCTCTTAAAAATGGCTCTACAATGTTTCTAAATTGTGCTCTTGTAAATTCGTCATTAAACTCGAACAATTGAAATTTAGAAGCAGTTGATATTGCCTTCTCTAAAGTAATGAATAGTCGTCTTACATTTATTCTATCAAACGCACTAGGAGCAGATAATCCAGTTTTATCTCCAAACAAGATAGTACCTTGTCCAGGGAATGTAACCACTGGGTTTATTCTAGCTCTGTATAAATCATCTCTTTGTGTTTTGTTAGGATTATAAGCAAGTTTAACTGCACCTCTTACAACACCTCTGTTAAAACCAGCAGGTGAGAAGTGTGAGTCTGCAACTAGATCCGTTCTAGCACATAAACCAGCTAAATCTCCGTTTAATGGTACAAATCTGAATACGTCATTATATTTGTCGTAAGTATATTTGTAACCACTATCAAATACTACAAATGAAGATGATCTGATTGAATTAAAAAATCCAGTCACGTTGGTAGTCTGCGTCACAGAGCTTGATACGTTTACTACATCACTTCTTTCAGGTGACACAAATACTACTGCGTCTTTTCTGTTTTCTGCTACTGTAATTAAGTTATCAATATGTGTTGCTGAACATGTACCAGCGATAATTAGATTTACGTCAACTGTCTCAGCGTCTTCAAATTTCTCATAAGCAGTTTTCATCTGGCCAACTGTAGCAGCTGAACCATCTGCACCGCCTGATAATGAGTCATTTTTAACTGTTGTGACAGCAGTAAATGTTGTTGATTGAACAGCAGATCCCCAATTTGAACCACTAGAATGATGATCCATCCAATAAACGTATTGACCTTTATTGTATATTACATCTGGATAATAGTTAGTATCTCCTTGTGGAGTTTTTGCGTCAGAAGCTTTTGATAATGAATCATATACTTCTAATACATCTCCTGCTTTTCCTGTAATGCCACCGTCTTCGTCAACTACTACAACGTGAAGCTCATCATTAACACCTGATCTGTCAGAAGCATAAGGTGATGTTCCTGGAGCAGCACTAACTAGATCATAATATTGCCATCTTCTTCTTACAGCAGATCCGTTAGCAACAGCAGTATGTAAACCGCCTACGCCTGATGGATGTCTTACGATTGTAAGTGTAGTTGAAGCAATATTAGTAATTCTATATTCATAACCGCCAGCTTCTCCGAAGTTTATAATATCTCCGATTGATATACCAGATACGGATGCTACCGTAACCGATGTATCGCCAACAGCTAAGTTAGTGTTATTTACAGTTGTTTTTGATGTTTCTTCGTATGCAGTTGAACTTGGACAGATGGACACTTTAATATTGTTACCATGAGCACCTGCTGTTCTTGCAGCCCAAAGTCCTACGGACCCTGCACCACCAGAATAAGTGTCTTGGTAGGCTTGTGTGTTATTGATCAGTAAACCACTGCCGTTGGCAGTTGCGTTTAAGATCCCAGTTCCCGAAGCTCTTACTACTCTTAAAGCGTTTCCGTATTGCAAGAAACTTGCAGCCGAAAAGAACGATTCAAAAGTTGTAGAATTAGGCTTACCAAAAATTTCTACTAGTTGACCTTCAGATGAAACTGTTGTAATCTCATCTAATGGACCTTGAGTAAAATCACCTGCAAATGCACCTATTGAAGTTGCAACTGCTGGTACTACATTTGTTAAGTCTTTTTCTCTTACGAGAACACCTGGTGAAACTTGAAATGCCATATGTGTTGTTCTCCTATTTAGCTAAATAGTATCATTAATCTCAAATCTATTTATGTTTTTATAGACCTTTACGGACTCTTACAGGTGACCATACCTCACCTTGATCGTCTATTATTGTATCTTCCTCTATGCCGTCATCTAAAAATCCAAAAGGCGCCATATCTTGTTCTATTGCGTTTTGTTGTTCTTCATACATTCTGGCACGTACATCTTGGTCTGTTAATTCTTTAAAATATCTTTGATTAGATATCCATGCAAATATAACTAGACACATTGCAAGGTCATCATTTGAGCCTTCTTCAGCAGCCCACGATTGACCTCTTCTAACAAAGGTTGATAATTCTTCTATCATATGAAAATCATTAATAATAAGTTTATCTCCTTCTACTAAAGTTTTTAAGTTTGTACAACCTATTCTCTTTACTTGTTTTGTCATACGAACACCTAGTTGAGCACCTCGTTTTGAAAAACCACCACCTAATATCTGACCTGCTCTACCCTTCATCATACACATTAATAAGTTTGTGTATTCTAATTCAAATTGTAATGCGTCTGCAACTTGATGACCTACGTCATTGACTTCAACACAAACATGAGCATTGTTATAATTCTTTGCTACTCTCTCTATTGTATGAGGAAATAACAAAGGTTTAATTTCATTGTTTCTATATTTTGCTACAATACGATAAGGCATTTTTGAAACATCAAATACTACAAACGCTGAATAATCTTTTACCGTACCTCTTGCAACATCAACCGTGATTACATAATCTCTACCTTTGATAGGTTGTTCATACATGTCTAAACCATTTTGTGATACGATAGGATTACTATGTGACATTGTTCTAATCTTAGATGGATTTAAAAGTGTATCTACTGATCCTACAAACTCACATTCAAACTCTGTGGCAAATTGTGCCTCACTAGTATTTCTTATTGTTTCTTCTTTCCACTTTTCATCTCTGCCTGGTACCTCTGACCAGTGTACTTCAATCGGTACATAATCATTTCTTTTATGTATTGAGTCATTCCATAATTTATAAAACATATTCATTCCATGTGGTGTAGATACAATCATAACTTTAGATTTTTTACCAGAAGATATTGTAGGATAAACTGAACTAAAAAATTGTTCAGAAATATTTGCAGGTATAAAAGCAAACTCATCTAAAAATATTATGTTAAATGAACCACCTCGAATAGCAGATGATGATGTTGCAGCTGCAAGTATCTTTGAACCATTTTCTAATTCAAGTGATCCTTTATTCCAGTTTAATACACCTTGTTGTAAAAATGTAGGTAAGTTTTCATATGCAAGTTGTAAACGTCCTAATAAATCTCTAGCAGTTGTAGATTTGTTGGCAAGTATCGCAACATTTATATTGTCATTAAATATAACTTGATGTAATAGATATGCAATAATAGTTGTTGATTTACCTGACTGTCTAGGTAATTTACAAATAGAAAATCTATTTTGATGAAATGTTTTAACCATTTTTTCCTGAAAATCATACATGTCAAAAGGTACTAAACCTTGATCTATGTTTACAATTCTAGTATATTTTTTTATAAAGTACACAGGATCTTCCATGCACTTAGCGATCTCTAATATTTCTTCTTCCGTGTACTCTTTCTTTGTATGTGCTTTAAAGAGATTAGGATTTCCTAAATAATTTTCACTCATCTACTATAATACCTTCTATTGCGTTATAACCATTTTCTACGGCATAACTTATTCTACTGCTGACTCTTTTAACAGAATATTGTTTTTCAATATATAGTTGTCCTCCAGCACCCATACGAGGTGTAGAACTGATAAAGTGTCTTATAACATGTATTGGATCGTTCATACCATCGTTTAGCCAGGTGTTTCTCTGATCTTCGGGCAAAGTATTAGGATAAGGATTTTTATGTATATATGTTAGATCACTTATCAGAAATGTTTGTATCTTTGGGTGTGATGTCTTTGCCTTTAAAATTTTTATCTTCTTCACTTTGTACATCCTTATTTTTATTCTTTAACATTTTATGTAAATCAGCTGACGATCCTACAAATAATGCTTGTTTTATATTAGCAGTTGTTTTGTTAGGAACATCTTTTAATGTTTTTAATTTACCTTGTAAGTCTTGTAATTTATCTACCGTATCAGCAACTTGTTTAATTAAGTTACCTGCAACCTCATATGCTCTAGGATGTTGACTCTCGTTTGCTATATCAAGTATACCTTGTATTGCGTCTTGTCCTCTTTCTATAAGATTGTAATAATTCTCTCTACTATATTTGTAATCATTATCAACGTCTTCTTTATTTTTATCTTCTAACCTAGGAACAGGTGGCGTAAAATCTTTTTTGATTACTTGTTTAGTTGCTGGTTTATCCTTAGAGATACCTAGTGCTTCATTTATCTTATCGTCTATGCTCATAATTATTCATCACTATCACTTGTTGGGTTATAATTTTTTGAATCATCAAAACTTGTTATTGTAGTTGTAAAACCAAAATCATCATCAGCATCAGCACTTGTAGGATTAGGTGTAATAACAATTCTTTGTTCTCTTTTAGAAGTTGTATCTGTATCTGTATATAAATCTGCTTGTGTTTCTTTGATAACTTTTTGTTGACTTACAGGTCCATACAAATATGTTTTAGCAGTAAAACCTAAAGTGTAAACTACTGCTCTTCTAGTTGTAAAGTCACCACTATATGTATCCTCATAATTAACACTATTTAAAATAATTGGTACATCTCTAACAATATTCATACCAGGTATTGCTCTTATTGTAACCGTATAGTCTGGTTGAAAGAAAGGTAATATTTG